AATGCAACCTATGAACAACAGGCAAATAAACTTTTTGATCTTGCTGAGACTTCAGGAGACATTGAAACCGCAAACGCCGCCCTTGTTGAACTGGGTAAAATACGAAATCAACAACTAGACGAAGAGAAAGCAAAGCAAGACGAAATCGCAGCAAAAGAGGCAGATAGAGCCAAGAAAGAAGAAGAGCGAGCCAAGAAAGCAGAAGAGCGAGCCGCAAAAGAAGCAGAGCGGCAAAGACAGCAAAGAATCGATGAAGCAACTGGTATCGTGCAAACTGTGGCAAGTCTAGACGTGGCAGGCATTGCGGGGCTTTTGTCACCAGTTGCGGGGGCTATTGCTGGCACATTGATTTCACTAGGAGAAAAGACACCTGAGCAGATCAGAGAAGAAGCACTAGCACAGGCTCAAGCAATAGCAAACGGGATCGCTGTATTGCCTGAATTAATTTTGTCTATTGTTCCAAATTTAGCCCTTGCAATTGCAGAGGCAATCTTTGACGGGATCGGGCGATTATTTCAAGAGCTAATTAAATTAGTAGGCGGCTTCTTTTCATTTAGAGATCGAGCACCTGATGAAACTAGACAATCAAGACGACAAGCAAGGCGGAGCGCAATCAGGGCTTTCTTTGATCCCAATCAATCATTATCATATATGAGCGGCGGCAGATTCGTACCCAGTGCGCAAGGAGGGATCAGATTCACAGGGGCACAGGATACGCTTGCACAGTTGCACAGAGGCGAATTTGTAGTGCCGCAAAGTGGACAACGCCCGCAGCAAGTAGATCGCCAACTGAACAACACCACAGGCGGCGGAATGACGATAAACATAAACAGCGCCGTTGTAGATCGCAATGCTGTCGACGCTCTTGTGAGAGAGATAGAGATCAGATTCAATAATCAATTCGGCACATCGTCAAGCAATCTATTTGGGGGCAGATAATGGGCAACGCAAAATTTTATTTTACACCTGAACCATTTGGCGCTTTGAATGGCGCTTCACTGGTTACAATCGATCTCGGCGAGGCACTGGGCGAGATGTACAGTGATATATCCGTCGAGGCTGTAGATGCTGTCTCTCTGACTGGCTCAATACAGAGATCAGTTGGTAGGACTCAAGAAATCGTTACAATACAGCGGGATCGCATGATTGGAGGCGAGGATTTGGCTATACAGTTTCACGCGTTGCAGAACCATCTTGATCGGGGCTTTTCTGTGTCGTTTGCTGCCGATGACTCAAAAGCTTATTGTTTTCCAATACGAGGCACATTAAACAACAACAGCACAAAAATTTTAATCTATGCAAATCCATTTTTAAACTTTACAGGCACAAGCGCAACGCCAGCCGTAGGCGACTATTGCACGATCGAGACAAGCAGCCCCGCAATGATACAAGAAATTGTAAAAATGCAAACTGTTACCTACGCTACAGCACAAGGCGGCGACGTTGACACTGTGAACCCTGTACGATTTCAATATGATCAACCCGCTTTCATGCGTCATTATCGATTTTATCCAGTCCTGAAACGACCACAAAGCGACATAGGACAGGCAATTATAACAAACGAAGGCGGGCGGCTGTTTTCGCTTTCTATTCGTCTTGTTGTGGATTATGTGACACTGTACGCCGCACATCCTGACACGATCGGAGAATCAGGCGTGTCTATTGGGCGATCACTTGCTGGCAGTACTTCAGGAGGGCGACAAGGTGCGGGGATCTCTCTTGATGGGATGACAAGAGCAATGCCTCACCACCTTAGAGACATTGGATCGGGCTTGAATGGCGTAGGATTTGGCAGCATTTCAAGCCCTGAAGTCTTAGGGGAATAGTATGGCATGGACACAATCATTTCTTGACAGCCTAGACAAGCCCGCAAAAGTGATTTCGTATGTGCTCAAGTTCTTAGCATCTAGCAAGGACTACAACATGAGCCCAAACGCTGATCAAATCAGCATGAGAACAGAGATCGCTTTAGCAAATGCAGACGTAACGATCGACAGTGTGCAAGTAACGCCACAGCGGTGGTCTGTAAACTTTGGAGGCTTTACTGTAACAGTTGCGGGCGATCTGCGTCCTTTGATGGATTTCCCTAGACGTGGCGCAGTGGCTGAATTGCATATGATTAGAGACGGCTTGCGGAATCGTGTTTGTATAGGGCAACTCAGAAGTATTACAGGCGGGCGGGGCTTGTGGCGTTTGGAGTTTGTTGACTTTTTGACACTGATGCAATCAAGACTAACCAGCAAAGCAGACGAGGCGCAATTCTGGCACTATGCTGGACAGACTGCAAAAGTAACAACAAATTTTAACTTCTCCAGTGATCCAAATCTCTATCTTGATGATATAACGATCTTTGAGAAAGAGACAGGACAAAACGGCATGATCTTTGTCACTGATGATCAACATGGTGAGACTGATTATTGGACTTGGAGCAGCAAAACAACAACAATCGCACCCGCTGGATATTTGACGATTGCAAGCACAGGCAATTATCCAAGTACCGCATCACATGATCATTTGCATATCAATGATCTAGTTACAAGCCTTGCAAGACTTCGAGGGCGTCCCGATTATGTCTTTGCTCGTCTTGTCATGAGTACAGGCGACGGCACACAAGGCGCTTTTGATGATTATCCCGCATCATGGGCGCTCGGTGTCAAGTTCAATCCTAATCTCTTTAATCTGCAAAATCTTAACGCTTACTACAATTTGGCGTGGGCAACTTCAAGCGGCACACATGAGATCGAATTGCTGATTTCTGAGGCTGGCAACATTTCAAACTTTCTTGATGCTGTTTTGAGTATGGGAATGTGGCCAGTATGGGATCAAAATCAATTGAGTTGGAGAGTGTGCCAAAATCCAAATAAAGCAAACTGGTTCACAGTAAAAGATCACATTACTGATCGGGATATAATCAGCATAGACTCACATTCATTGTATAGCCCTACACAATCAACAGTGTATGGCAAAAGCACAATCAAAACATACAACGACACAACAGGATTAGATCAAGATGTTTCATCTAGCGGCAACAGTATTCCCATACTACCCACAAGCACAGAAATCACGAGGGATCTGCGGCTTGTTTATCGTGTGGATAGTCCGATCCAGCCAACACAAGCAAATGCCGATCTCACCCGAATGCATCGATGGGATGCAGAGCCTTATGAAGAGTTGAATCTCACAGTGACCGAAAAGCATTGCCTGTTGACGGCTGGCGACATTGTTGAGATTTCGAGTATGTATATTTATGGACTACGTGAAGGACAATCAGGCTTTGGAAGCACGTACAGCAATCGCAGGGCGATGATCTTGGCTGTGCGCTGGAATCCTTCACAGAGCAACGTAAATCTTACTATAGGCGTCATGTCATGAAAATAACACTACAACCAAACGAATACCCGAAAATTTTACAGCGTGTAAAAGATGCGGGCTTTGCTACGTTTGAAAGTAAAGATTTTGATATGAATATAATAGGCGAGCGCAACCCAAACGGCACAGTTGACGCCTTTGATGATTGGATACATGTTTGCTACTTAGAGGGCGGACAATGGCAATGGCACGCCTACAAATGCACAACTGACGCAGGCAAGTACTGGCTTGAACATGCAAACACAAGAGGGACAGCGATCCTTGTACACAATAGACAGTATCGAGGCGCTTACATGATGGGATTGCACAGAGGGCAATATTTGGCACTTGTGCAGCAAGGCAATGAAGTTTGTGTGTGGCGTGATCGTGATGGCGATCTTGATCATGATTGGGGACAAAATACCGAGTGCGGATATTTCGGAATCAATATACACAGAGCAAGCGCAGTCAGTCAGTCAGAAAGAGTCAACAAATATAGTGCAGGTTGTCAAGTCATCGCAGATCCTGAAGAGTATCAAAATTTTTTAGAATTGTGCGGATTGCAGATTCAGCATCTAGGCTATAGCAAATTCACTTACACGCTTTTGTTGGGGGAATAATGGAAAGCGAAGTTATGCAGGTAATCATGAACGGCGGGAGCAATGTTGCTTTTGCTGCGTTTCTATACTGGCAATACATGGAACAGCGTAAACGGGGCGACGCTAGAGAAAAGCGCGCAGAAGAGCGGGAAGACGCACTGCGGGCACGATATGACAAAATAATAGCCGATTTACAGGCTAGAGAAGACAAGATCAGACAAGACATCGTCAAAGAAATTTCGGACCTTGACAAACGCATGAGCCTACTAGAGCAGAAACTTGAAAGCATCAATCAATTGATAGAACAAATAAAAGCAAAAGTTTTCAACGTCTAGGCAATTCATTTCCATTTATCGAACTGTAAAACGTCTAACAGGCGTATACATTAACACAGGGCTAACAGCCCACAAACACAACACATGAGGATTAAAAACATGGCTGTTCAAATTACGGGAAGACAGATCGCAAATGGCGCGGTTGATGTCAACAAATTAGATTTATCATCAGGAACTTTTGACTTTCAAGAGGCAGTGTTGCTAGTTGCTACACCCTCGGCAGATTCGCACGCAGCGACAAAAGGTTACGTTGACTCTATCAGTCAAGGATTGCACTGGAAAGATAGCGTCAAAGTCGCTAC